ACTTGGTTTTGATGCGAGCGAACCTCGGACGCCCTGCACGTTGCAGATGATTCCGATCCGCGAACGGCTTCTCGCCGCGCTTCAGGAACCACTTGAGAAGGGCACCGACACCGTCGAGCTGATCGCTCGGGATGTCGTACTCAACTACGCAAGCCTTTACCAAAGGCTTGTGTAGAGAATGGTGGAACTTCTGAGCCACTAGTGGCTCATGGGTCCACCTGCCCAACCCAGGAGACTCTGGCCGAACGTACGGAAAAACAGGGAGAACCCTGAGGATCCATGCGTCCAACCAGTCGACTGCGTTGAAGCAGCCTCTTTCAAAGAGGCCGTTCCGTAACGCAACGGTCGAAACAATCTCCTCGACGTGCCCCACTGTCTGGGGAAGATCCCGCTTGACCTTGACAATACTGACGTCACGGCCTGCGAAGAAATCCCCACCACACGACTCCCTGAACCTGCCGGTCCAAAAAGACTTGCGCTCGTTCACTTTCATCCCAAAAGATGTCAGCGTCGAGACAGTGGATTGCACAAATTCTACGGGGACAATGATGTCGTCCCCGTAGACGCGCACCCGACCATACATTGACACATTGTCATGCATGGTCAACGGGCGGTTGAGCTCTCTCTCGATCCCTACGAAAATCATGGTGCAAAACACCATGGCTTCAAAGGGGAAGCAGAGAGCTGAACCCATCGACGCGAACTTGGCTAGGCGTACAACGCCATGGCCAGGCACATCAGCCCTTCGGGACCTGCATGAGTCCACCGCCACCGCGAGGTGAGGGTGGTTCCTCAGTAAGGCCCGTACATGCTGATTCGAGACACGGTCTGAAGCCTCGCTAAGATCTAGCGTGGCCAGGGCTCCCGTAAGGGAGCCTTCTCGGGCAAGAGCACGGTTGTGCTCCTGAGTATCCGAGCAGATGAAGTGACGGGCGGTGGTAAATCGCCTGTACGCTTCCTGCATCTGTTCGAAGAGACCCTGCTGCACATATTGCATGCAGGTAGGGTCTTCGGCAATGATGCGTGGTGACTTGAGCGTCTTAGGGACGGTGATAACCTTTACAGGTACCTCCGCCCCGGGTTCGAGGATCTCGGTGCTAGCGTCGTAATGACGCCACGAGGGGAAAAGATACTCTCCGTGAGGAAAGTACTCTTCCAATCGCGTGGTCCATTGCATCTGGTTGTACTTCGCGTTTCCGCGAAGTCCGTCCGCAGTGGCCCCTGAACCGTGCTTAGGGATGATCTCCCCGTAGTAGACCTTGCGGTCTACCTCGGATAGTAGGTCAGCCCACAGCAGGTTGCCGATCCGGGTAAATTGCTCATAGGCTTCGCCTGTGAACTCCCGGTCGGATATCCGAAGATCCTGCTCACACTTGATGTAACCCTCGAATGCAGCAGCCTCCCTCTCGGGAGAACACTGCAACTCCATCTTCGCGAACATCAGAGTGATCTGACGCAGAGCGAAAATGGCGTCTATCGAGGGGTCGTCAAGCAAGAGACCCGTCTTGCGCTCGAACACAAGATCAAGGAAACCTCCGAGGAATCGGGGGAGAC